CTTCATCTGTTAAAACTAATATATAATCTTTACCTTTAATTGCAGCTATAATTTTACTACCATTGTCTAATCTAAATGTTCCTGCTGTGTTTGTAGAAGTTGGCTCATACATTTCAATATCCTCTTGATCAGAAAATCTTATAAACATTGGATCTTGAGAAGTAGGGTCTCCAATAATGGTCTCAGTTCCAAAATGAACTAAATGTCTGTCTCGATCTGAAACTCTTGTTAATACCGTTGCGGTTGGATTTCCTGCAATAATAGTTGCACGTGTTGCAACCCCTGCACCAGCATTTGGATCCCATTTATAAGTAGAACCACTTTTAATGGTTGCAATTAATAATTCCCCAAAATTATCTAATGACCAGTTTCCTGCATCAATATCTGTATTAGAACTTGTTCTTGGAGTACCCCAAGTAGATAATCCCCAAGTACCTGCTCCCCATCCATAACCAAATGTAGAAAGAAGAGGTCCAACAGTAACATAAGGGTTTGTTGTAATTGTTCCCCCTGCAGTAACTCCTGTTCCTGTTTCTGTAACAGGCATAGTAATAGTAAAAGTTCCAGTGGTTGGAACTGTTTTTACTTCAAAAGTATTAGTTGTAAAGTCTGCAGATGTAAAACTTGTTGTAGTCGGTCCTGGTGTTGTTACACTTGAAAATTTAATTAAGTCTCCAACTAATAAACCATGTCCTGCTTTATTAATTGTAACTGTTGTAGATCCTGTAATTGATGTATAGGTACAACTTGTTAAGGCTGTCCCTAATGGTGTAATATCATAAAATTCACCATCAAAATAAACATATAATATTTTATTTGTTCCAATAGCTACATAACGTCTATTTGTTAAATCAAAAAAAGAATGAATATCCCTGCCTACGCCTACTAAAGTAGATGTACTAATCTGTGACCAACCACCTATTTTTTCAGGGGATCCATATTGAAAACGAACATTATCTCCATCAATCCAACGACCTTCTGCTTGGGAAGCTGTATCATTCTTATCAAAGCCTGGAGGTAAAGGTATCTTTTTTAATGGCATAATTAACTATTATACTAGATAATTAGACATTATTAAATGAGTGTAATTATTTTATAAAATGTGTAATTTCTGTTAAAAATTAAGAATTTATCCAGATAGGATCTGGCTCATCTATAGTAAAATTAAATGCTGGATTAAATAAATATTGTCTTAGGGTATTACGATACTTAATAAAATCATCGTAATTAGATATTTTATCCTTAACATCAATTAAAGTAACATAGTCTGTTTCTTTTAATTTTTCTTTTACGTATTCTTTACATTCTTCTAAATTTTTAAATGTGTTATCTTTAATCATTTTAGAAACTTACTCCTTTAATTAACATTTGAGTGCTTGTTAAAGCAACCCCAGCAGTTACATTAGTAATAGCTGTTGTTAAACTACCATCACCTAAATTTGCATATAATGTTTGCCCTATAGATAAACCACTAAATCCTCCTACAACACCTTCAGTAGTAACGCTTGCTGGAGATGTAGTATCATTTGCAGCTGCAATACCTATATAATTAAATGGAACTGTTGCAACTGAATTAATTTGATAATTTCTGTATTGATTTGATACATTAGTAAATGCTAAAACTGCTTGAGTAGAAGTATCTGTATTTGAATAAGCTTTACTTATTGCTACATTTGGAGACATTGCAAGTGGTGCTCCAAAACCTAATATTTCACCATTTGTAGATAAACCTAATACATTTACTTGTTTGAATGGAGTTGGTCCAAAACTTAAAATAGATACAGTAGAATTAACAGAAGCATCGACTTGGTCAGCAGCTGAAGCTATAAAATTTACAATACCAGAAAAGTTTGCAGTAGTAGTACTTACAGAAGTAAAAGCCATTGTTGTGGCATTAACATCAAATACGGTATATGAGTTTATAGTTGTGGTTATATTATTATACTGAGCTAACCACCTTAAATTACCAATTTTGTACCATGTACCTATATCACTGTGAAAACTTATATTTTGAGTAAGTGCTGTTGAAAAAGTAGTTGCTGTGGCATTAACTGTTGAAAAAATAACATTGTTACCAGAAGGATAATAAAGAATACCACTATTACTATACCCAAAAGTTTGCATACTTGCATTCAAGCCTGCAAAAGTAGTAACCTGTCCACCAGCTGCAGTATTTGTTAATGTTGTTAAATTTGAACTAATTTTCACTAGTGAGAAATTTCCATTACCCCGATTACCAACTAATATAGTATTATTTATTAAAGAGCCACTTGCTCCTTGTGAGCCAGCATTACTATTATTTGATACAGCAACAACACTATTTTTAAAAATAATTCCGCTTGTATTTACTTGAGCTACGCAAAAATTTATTCCAGATTGTTGACCCTGGTCCGACTCTATGAAAGAGGAACCGCCTGTAGTAACTAAAAATAAATTTGATCCAAAAGGATAAGCTTGTGTAAAATTTCTACTTTGACCTTGACCAAATCCTGTTCCTGCTACAGCAAAAGAAGTGCTTGTGGCACCAATGACTGGAGTTCCAGTATGAGGTGTATATACTCCATTAAAATATACCACTGTATTAGTAGCAGAAGTAAGTAACAGATTATGAGTTCCATCTAAACTTCTATATATAGAAGTATTTGATGTCGTTATAGTATTAACTGTAGAATCAGGAAAAGTATTTACTACTGGGTATTCTCCTATTTCTCCAGTAATTTTAGACATAGATACTGCATTTCTAATTGTTGTTGATTTGTCTGTAGCCAAAATAAATGCAGATTGTAAATTTGCAGGACTTGATTCAATAGTTGTAAAAGATAAATTACCAGATCCATCCGTTGATAAAACTTGTCCAACAGATCCGTCTGAATTTGGATATTTAATTCCATCTAAAACTACTTTACCAGTTCCTTTTGGAGTTATTTTAATATCAATATTTGTATCATCTCCTGTTGAAGATATCTCAGGAGCATTGCCTGTTGCAGCGTTAGCAACAGTTAATTCATTTACTGCTGAAGCAGTTGTTGTAAATTTAATTTCTTCATTACCATTACTATCATCAATTACATCAATAATTGGAGAGGTTAATGTAGGTGTAGTTAAAGTTTTATTAGTTAATGTTTGTGGTGCTGTAAGATTTACAACCCCTAAGTCATTTGCATTTGTTCCGTCTAAATAAACTATTTTAGAAGTTTTATCAGTTGCTCCAAATATAACAGAGTTTCCACCTACTTGATTTAAAGCAAGTGTAAAAGCACCAGATGTACCGTTTTCTATAATGTATGTTTTTTCAATTCCTGAATCTACAAAAACAGTAGTGTTAGCAGCTATTGTTCCTGTAAATTTAATAACAGCATTTCTAGCATCAGAAATAGTTGCATTAGACATTGCTAATGTTGTATTTGTAGATGTAAGAGCGATTGATTGATAACCAGCGATAGCTTGTTGTAATAAGTTTAGGTTTGAATTTGTTTTATCACCCCAAGTACCCGAGTTTTCACCCGTGGCCATCAGTTCAAGTTTAAGGTCTGTAGAAAAGGTTGATGCCATAAATTTTATATAAAATATGTAATAATAATCAATTTTAGTTTCATTACGCTGCTATGTCAACCACACTCCAATTATTAGTTACCCCTATATCAATAACTGCCCAAGCACTAACAAATAAACGACCTGTAGAAATGGTCATATTTAAGCCTGTCACATTTGTGTTAGCATTAGCTGTTACAGTTAATATTCCAGTAGTAATACTTGAAGATTGTCCAATTATTACAACATCTACATCTGTAAAGGCAGATTCGTCCCCTAAAGATATAGTTAATAAATTTGACGATAAAGTTAAATTAGCATCTGCATTAATTGTTAAATTTCCAACATTCGAAGTTATAATATTTGTAAAAACATTTACATCAGCATTTGCTGAAGTGTCTACAGAATTGATTGTTAAATTTAATAAATTTGTAGAAGTATCAACAATAGCATTTCCTACAATACTTTCATCACCTAAACTAATGTTTAATAAATTAGAAGAAATAAACACTTCTACTGCTATATCTATAAATATAGAATTAACTGTAGAATTCATGGAATCCCCAACTACGATTTCAGATGTATTACCATCTGCTGTAATTGAGTAGGCTCCAATAGTGGTATTTAATATATTTGTAGATAAAGTAAGAGTAACTTCTCCAGCAACTTCTTCATTACCTAAACTTATTTGTAATAAATTTGTAGATAAATTTAAACTAGCATCACCTGAAAGTGTAACTGTATTAACTGTTGAATTTAATTGCTGCCCTGTAAGATCTTGTTGAATACCTAATGCAATACTTACATCATCAATATTTGTATCTAGACCTGTTATCTGTCCCCAAGCATTTTCTCCATATCCATCATAACCCCATGTTGTATTTGTTCCTGGAGTAGTTACTTCTACAATAACATTTTCTCCAGCAAAAACTGAATTAACTGTAGAGTTTAATAGATTAGAAGAAAGTAAAACTTCATTATCAATTCTTAAAGTTACTGAATTGACTGTTGTATTTAATAGATTAGAAGAAAGTAATTGATCAACGCTTATTTCAATTTGTGTTGTTCCAGAATTTAAAATTAATCCTGATATTTCTCCATAAGAATAATTGCCAAAGGCATCATATCCCCACGTTGTAGGTGTACCAGGTGACGTTACTAAAACTGTAATATCTGCCACCTGGCCCTCCTAAATTATGCGATTCTTAATATAGCTGCTGCTGATGTAAATGCTGGGAATTGAATTGTAAATGTTCCAGACGTTGCAGTTTTATCACTACCAAAATCTAATACGCAAACCGCTGCATTAGAAGCTGATGTATTATAAATCACCGCTCCTCTTGCAGTAAGTGTTACTCCTGTAAAAGATAAATCTGCGAAATCAATAATTGCTACGGAACCATCTAATGATACTTGTTGAGAAGCTAAAACTCCTCCACCTGCAGAATATTGTCCTGTATTACCAACTTCATTAGTAGATGTGTAAACTGTTGTACTTGCATCTAATGTTGCAGCTGATGAATACATTGCTAATTTAAAAACTTGTCCTGAACCTGAATCGAAATCGTGTACTGCACCTAAAAGTTCTGACTTAAATGTGTTGCACACTGCTTGTGTTATTGCCATATATTGTACTCCTTATAGTTATTATGGTGATGGTGAATTAATTTTAATTCGTAACACACCATCTTGAAACTCGTCTCTGCGTCTTCTACCTGTTTGTTCTAACGCAAATCCTTGTAATGCTGTATTATACTTGTCTTGATAGAGTTTGTACATATCCATAGGTCCTTTTAAATATGCAAAGGCTTCTACTAAACAAGCATATAATAATAGCTCTGGTGCATTTAAACTTATATAAGTTGTTGTATTTGTGGGACTTAAACCATCTGGTGTATAAACATAATCTAAAGTGACTATATAGGCTGCATTTGGAGTAGGGGCTACTTCAATAGCATCTTCTCTAAAAGTTGCATAATATTTCGGAAATCCCGTAGTACCTGCTGCATTATATTCAGTAATAAATGTATCATCTCTAGGTTCTAAAGAAAATTGAATATTTGAGCTATTTGTTGCAACAACAGATCGTACAATTAAAGCTCTTCTAGATGTATTACTTCCTGAAGATCCTGATGAATTTGGTAAAACTAGATATTTATTATTAGCAGTAAAAGTAGAAGTAGCATATTCTCTAGAATAATCTGCATCTGTTTCTCTAAATATTTTAAATTCAGAATCTCTAATAAATCCATTAACAATGGTAGCTGTTAAAACTCCTGCATCTACCTCTGTGTAATCTCTAATTTTTTGTACTAATTCTGCGTATGTCATTTTATGTTATATTAATAGTTACATTTCCAAGAGCACTATAAGCGGATCTTTTTGAATTAATTATATCCCCACTTATTCCAGGTTGCATACCATCTGAAATAAATTGTCCAGGCCAAAAATATAAATCTAATAATACAAGACAACCACCGCCTGGAACAGTATCTGCTCTAGCGTTTTTTAATCCTTGTGGA